GATCTCTTCCTTGTTCGCCTCTCGGTACGCGCGCTGCTTGGCGGCGATCTCTTCCTTGTTCGCCTCTCGGTACGCGCGCTGATAGGCGGCGATCTCTTCCTTGTTCGCCTCGTAGTACGCGCGCTGATAGGCGGCGAGCTCTTCCTTGTTCGCCTCGTAGTACGCGCGCTGATAGGCGGCGAGCTCTTCCTTGTTCGCCTCGTAGTACGCGCGCTGATAGGCGGCGATCTCTTTTTCCTTCTTGCTCTTGGGCAGAAGAATCTCCTTCTCTATGCGGCGCTGTTCTTTGTAATCTTCTGCGTCGAGCACGTCCAGAATACAGTCGTCAAAAGCACAGTTGAAGCAGTCCCTGTTACAAACGCTCACCATACCAGCGCCTCCCCGCCGCGTTCTGCGGTCACTTCGATGTTTCTGTTGTTCTCGCCCGTAAAGCGGATGTACAGGCCGTTTGCCGGGACGTGCCGTCCGATCCAGCAACCTTCCTTCCGGCTCTTCCATGCGTCCAGAACGTCCCGCGCGATGGTCAGGTTCGCTTCGGACAGGTGCGCGTCGTCATCATAAAACGAAAACTCCGACACGCTCACCGCTTCGAGGATGCTGTCCGCGAACAGGCCGCTTTGATCGTCCACCCGGTTCAGCACCACCCACAGCAGCGCCGTCTTCTGCTCCTCGCCCCGCAGGGGGCTTGACCACAGCAGCCGCGCGAGCGTCTCAACCTCCAGCTCGTTGTGGACGTGCTCCCGGATTTCTACCGGAGGCGGGGGAGGTGGCGTTGGCGTTGCCGTTGGGATCGCCTCAAGAAAAATCCATTCGACGGCGGGCGTGGGCTTCGGCTCGTCCTCTGCAAGCGCAGTCGCGCCGCACTGTGCCGTGATTGCCGCAAGCAGCGGCAGCGTTGCCAAGTAAACTCTCAGTTTCTTCATGATTTGCCTCCTTTAGCAGTCTCGCCAGAACGGACAATCTCCGCCTCCGCCCGGCACAAGCTGCATCCGCAACAAAGCGCGGCGCAACTCACAGTTCTTTGCATCTCGTCCGCGTTTCTCGCAGAAGATGCACTCGTCAACGTTGCACAGCACGGTAACGAGGTCGTCGTGTTTCACAAAGTGCATGTCGTCTGTTCCGCGTGGGTCTGTCCGTGTCGTACAGATCAGCTCGACGTTGTCCGCCATCCGCCGGAACCCTGCCGCCGCATCTTCGTCTAGGTCGCGCACCGCTGCGGCGATAGCCTTGTTCGCGTGGTTCGCGATGGCCTGCAGGCTGCGCTTGACCTCTTTCTGGTTAGGCAGATTTGGGTGGTCAAGCAGTTCCAAGGCGAACTCCTTCACGCCGAACATGCTGTACAGCGTCGACTTTTGGCGGGCGTTAAGATAGCTGTTCATGTGTTGCCTCCGTTCCAAGCATCATCCGCTGCGCCAGATTACCAATCATCGCGTTCAGGTTTTGCGGCATCACGGAAACGTCCCTTTGTTTGGCGCTTTGCGTCTCCCATGCTTTGAGGAATTGTCCCCGGACGACGCCTACCTCCGTACTATCGCAGATCGCGAGAAACCAACGATCCGCGAACGCCCTTGCATACTCCGGTATGCGCTCAAGCGCCTTGTGTTTCAGGTTCCTGCCGTACAACGAAACGCCCTTGCTTGTCAGGCTCCACAGTTCCTCTCCGGTGATGCGCGTCTCCGGCGCAGAGAACTGCAATGCACGAGACCGAATGTCGCTGATGCTCGGCGCAAAGGGGCTCGTTGCCGCGTGCGCCCTGATCGACGCCGCTGCGAGGGTCGCCGGGATGTCGGCAAGCATCTCGCACCAGATTTTGACCATTGCCGCATCTGCTCTCGCGAACGATGCTTCGCGAGGATACAGCGCTGCGATTTGCGCAAACAACTTGATCGTCTCGTTCAGATTCATTGGCTTGCCTCCTCTTCGGCGAACATCGTGTACAACCGTCTCAGGTTTGCGTAACGGTCTTCTTCCTGCGGCTCTATCTGTGTTCCCTCATCCTCCCATCTTCTCTGGTTGAGCCATGTAGCGGGATGTGGTATGTACTGTCCGTTGTCCCGTGTCCAATCACTACTACGCTTTTGAGCTCTTAGTGCTTCTAGGATTGTGTCAAGAAGAGTAGTATCGGGTTCAAGTTTATTGAACGCCTTAATCGCTTCTTGCTTCGATACTTTTTTGGGATATTCGTTCCAGAATCTATCAAACCCAAACAAAGGGGTAACAGACAGTCTTGGATTTTCTTTCTTTTGGTTCTTTTCTTTCTTTTCCAGTCGTGACGACTGGTGACGACTGGTGACCACTGGTGACGACTGGTGACCACTGGTCGAAGCCGTTCGGTTTCGTCTGTTCCGTTCGCAGAGACGGGCATAGTCTGCATTGTCTTTGTCTATCTTCGACTTCGCCACTTGCCAGATTATTCTCTCGTTCCCGCGGAGCTCCGGGAGCTCTCCGTACCGTGCGTATCGCAGCATGGCCGTGAAGAGCCGCCCTTTTTCCGCGTCACCGAGTTCTTTCAGGTAATCCTCGAAGTCAAAGTAGATCTTGATGTGTCTTTCCATGCCCTGCCTCCTCAGAACGGGAGATCGTCGTTTGTAATCTCCGTGAAGCCGCTGATATCAAGCGGCTGCATCGACGGCGCGGGCGCTGCTGCGGGCTGCTGATGCTCGCTGCGCGGGGTCAGGAACTCGACCTCGTCCGCTGTGACTTCGAGAGAGAAACGCGGTGTGCCGTCCCTGCCCTCGTAGGTGCGGGGCTGCAATTCGCCGATGACAGCGACCTTGCGCCCCTTGGCGAGGTACTTGGCGCAGGTATCTCCAAGTTGCCGCCACGCATTGATTCGAAAGTAGTCCGTGACCTTTTCGCCGTTCTGCTGGGCAAAGCGTCGGTTGACGGCGATGGAGAAGGAGCAAACGGTCGCACCGTTGCCGGTCGCGCGGGTTTCCGGATCGCGGGTCAGGTTTCCCGTCAGTATAATTTTGTTCACTCGCTCGCCCCCTCCATTGAAATCACTATGGTCTGCTTCTCCGGTTCTTCATAGCCGGACACGTCCTTGACTTCCTCGACGGTCTGCAAGCCCATCAGAGCGTGCGGACAATGAACGCGGGCGAAGAACGCGGCGGCGCGGTATTGAAGCATCTGCTCCGGCATGGTCAGCCACTTGCTGCCCTTCTTCGAAAGCCATCCCTCGGCCTGCGCCATGCGCATGTCGATGAGCGTTCCCGTGAGCGTTTCGCCGTCCGACAGTCGGGTACATGTGACGTAGCATCCATAATTCGGCTCGCCGGGCGTTCCGACGAAAACGAACTTGAGCGGCGAGAACAGGCGCGTCCCGTTGATCAGTGCGATGCAGGCCTGTCCGCTCCATGCGGGCTTGCCCTGCACGACATACAGGTTTTGCATCACGATCATGGGGGAAATGCCCATGCGGTTCGCCATCTCGCAGGCAACGAAGCAATTCGGCACGTTACCCTGAAACTGCTGCGGCACGATCTGCGACGCGGCGTGGAACTTCGCGAGCTTATCCAGCGTGTTCAGCACCTTCGGATCAGTCAGCATCGTGGAGTAGCTGTCTGCGACGGCCATAGCGCCCGCGTCAGTCTGCGGTGGTGTTGCCATCTGGTTTTGTTCCATTGGTTTCTCCTTTCCTTCTGGTTTTTTTCTTGAGTGCGTTGTGGAGCGTCAGGCAGGATCGGAACTCGGCCATCCCCGCGTCCACAATCTTGAAACGATACTCTCCCGTGTTGCGGAGATTCAGGTACGCCACCTGATCCACTGGCATGTCGTTCGCGTCTGCGAGCAAGGAATACCCGGCAAGCTGCGCCGACACGAGAGTTGTCTTGACCACGCTGTTGCTTTTGATGTCAACGATGGTGTTCTTGCCGTTGATCGTCCCGTAGCGGTCAAGCGTTCCGGCGTAGCGCTGTTCCGGATGATACATCGCGTGTTCGATGCGCTTCCAATCGGGCTTGTGCTCCTGCAGAAAGCGGATGTATGCCCGAATGTACGGCTCGATGTCAGGCGAGATTTCGCAGCTCCCGTAGCGGTCGATGTTCTCGCATGCCTTATGGACGCGGCTGCCGCGATCTGCCGCGTTGTCGAGCCGCCACTGCGTTACGCTGTCGTAGATTTCCCGGCTCATGAAGCGCAGGACTTCGGACACGCTCGGCACAGTCTCGCCGTCCACCTGATAGCTGTGGTCAGCGTCGAAAAAGATCAACTTTGCCATGTCAGCTCGGGTCGTCCTCGTCCGATTCGCAATCCCTGCCGAGGCTCGAGACAAGTGTGCTGCGGAGCAACAACGCTGCTTCATTCGATGGAATCTCGGGCCCGCCACTTTCCGTAAGGAAAGCAAAAAACGAATCCGCAATCGAAGCGAAGCTGCACAAGACCATCTCCAGATCAGCGTAGTGGACTTCCAGTTGCGTCGTTCCTTCTCGTGAATCCGAGGTCACGACGACATATCTCTTCTGTTCTTCCGAGTTTTTTTTGACTTCTTCCATATGTGTTGGCCTCCTGTTGTTCGTGTTATTCATCGTCCCAAATCGTCCCTGCGCCGAGCCCCGTCCCGTCCGGCAAACTGCGCCGGGGCGGGTCGGCGTTCACTTTTCTAACAACCTCAAGTGCTCTGGTAAGCGAGCCGATCGCTTTAGTAGCACTTTGCACAGCCTTCCGATCGCCGGTTAAGCAAATGCCGGCCTGTCTTTCGATTGCCGCGGTGAGCTTCCGCTCGAGCTCTTTGTAGTCGGTTCCAATCTTCTCTTCCATACTTGCCTCCTTAAACAATTTTGTCGTTGAGTGATAAGTAATCGGCAATGGCCTCGTAGTCCTCTTTGCTGAAAGCATCCTTGAGCAGTTGCCGCGCTTCCTCTACGATCTTCTCCATGCAGAACACGCAGATATCGCCGTTGCCGTGTACGCACATATCGAGAGTACGAACCGTCTGCCCGCAAAGTGCGCAGTCCTTGGCCTCGTCGATTTCGTCGCTTCCGCAATGCGGGCAAACGAACCAGTCCTCGCCAATGTCGCCGCCGCCGTCCTTCTGGATCAACGGCATGTCAAACGCCTGCTTGCA